GTTCTTAGCATATGTTCCTGTAAGTAATGGTGAAGCACGATGGGTACGAGTACATCACCTAAGAGCATCGAATCAGTTGAAGATTGCATCTCTTGGTAACGCAACACTACCAATTACTTACACTACTTATGGTGGTGGAGATCAGTACTCACTGGGTGATGGCGAAGATGTGGTCGGAAATCAAATAGAGCAAGGTTATGGAAATATATCACACAGTATTGTAAAATATGGTGCTTCATACTACATCGATGGTGGTGACCGAGGTACAGTAAGATTATATAGTTACAACAATGATGCTCAAGTAGATGCTTACGGAAAACAGTTTGGTGGTAACGGCCATAGCACTTATTCAGAATCATTAACACTTGATGGTGAAGTCACGCCTTCATTTATACCTACTGCGACAGACGAAAATGGTGATGTAATTAATCCAATATTCTACATGGGCGGTACTGTCGTAACTAACAATAGACTTGACCAGAATATTAAAGTTGTTTGGGCAGATGATGAAGATGATGGTACTGGTAGAGTATGGCTATCAGGCACCCTAGTAGGTAATGCTGACTTCAAGATATTACCAGATAGAGCAGAGACTGTATATGGTTTAGAGACTAAGAAAGTTATTTTAAGCACACGAGAAAGCAACGCAGTAAGAAATAGAGTTCAAGTATATCCTACTAAGATGTCTGCTCAAAATGGTTCATCAGAGAACGTAGTCAGAGTTAGATTCAAAAAGACACCTCTTTTCCAGTCTTTGACCCTGCCATCTGGCAATGCGATATATCTGGATAACGAATATACTATGGGATCAAATAGAACTGCTCTACCGGTGAATTCTAGTACTGCTGGCCACCTCGCAAATGGAGATCACACATATGGCTGGTTTAGAGGCAGAATTGAAGCTGAGTCCGTAACAGTATTCGGTAAACTTTATAAAGAAGGAGATGAGTACTTCTTCGAGTTACTACAGGCATTCGAAGGAACAGTAGTGTTGAAAAATGGTTCAGCCAACACATTCTTGGGAGATAAGAGATTCACTGCTCTAGGCGATGGCATTGCTCAAGAAACTGTGACAAAAGTTACAGGAGAAGTTGAGGGATTAAGTTCTCTGAAAATAGCAACTGACATTTGTGTTCCTATACCAAATACTGGTATTAACGTAGCGACTATATACTTACAGAAAGGAACAGAACAATTCGACCTAGCTACTTATTTTGATTACAACAAGGAATATCTATCGTTCCCGTTGACTGATATTGCGGATAGTTTATACTTCGCAGTGGATTCAGATACGGCATCAACATCGACAGCAGATCCTATTAGCTTGGGTGTAACATGGGAAGAGCAGTAATTTATGTCAAAGCAGATAAAGATTGGATTCGACAAAGTACCGGCTCCAATCACAAAGCAGTTTACGCAACTTGTAGACATTGAAGGAACTAAACTTTTTGATGCCGCGGGCAATCCACTCGTAACCGAGGAAGAAACTGCATTACAAAACTTTACGACTGGAGACAACTCCCTATCTGTACACGTTAATAATAAGCCCAGAGATGGAGGCTCTCTTCCTGTTGAAGAGCAGTTTCCAGAAACTTCTCAGGTAAGTTCTTCTCTATTGGGTGTTCCTAGAGCAGAAGAGCAACTATCTTTGTTCTCTGATGTCGCAACATATGGTCTAGATGAAGATCAGTGGAACGAATATACCTATACAGAAGGCGTTCATCCATATCAATGGTATAGAAAAGAAAATCCAGTCTATGGCAGAAGATCGAATCCTTCTTTTAACGAAGGCTCTAAAGAGCAAGCGTTATATCTAAAGGCATTTCCTAGTCAGTACACATTTCCTAGAGGCACGATCCAAGATCAACTTACTGAGCCCACTAAAGGCTTCATAAGATACATGAACTTTATTGCTCTAGGTAGATTACTTTACGACAGATATGCGAACATAGATAAAAAATTTGCTGATGCATATTTTCTAGATCCAGATAGCGCAAATGTCGTTGACAGCGGAGAAAATATACTTCCATATAACTTCGACACCTCATCCGGAGATTCTGGCGTATTTACAGGTAACGGAAGTTTCTTCGATGTGATATATGGCGCACCCACACTACAAGATTCTTTTGATGCCATAGAGAGATGGACATTCTTCTTTGATCAGATAAAAGCTGGCGAAGCTGTTTTTCCTTACCAAGAATCGGCTGCTGTACAATTTGTAAGCACTAAAGAGTATAGACAGATTATTCAATTTGCCACAAACGACTGTACTCCAGGCGCTGGCAGTAGAACGAGACGATTAGCAATCTTAGAGAGTAAGAGAGCATTTAGATATCAGCCTGGTAGAGCAAGTGGTTTCACATTCGGTGCTAGAATGGGAGCAGAGCCCAGCACTACAGATAACTTTCTAGAGTGGGGATGTTCTAACGACACTGACGAATATATGTTCCAACTTAGAGGAAGTCAATTTAATATAGTAAGAAGAAGTACAATAAAAATGCCTGACGAACTTCTTACTCGTCAAGGTTTAAGCGAAGACGACCAGTCATCGGCACCAGTATATCCTGTAGGTGTAGGAAATGCAACTCCTTTATGGGAAACGGTGATACCGAGATCAAAGTGGAACGGAGATTCTCTTCTAGGCACTGGTCCTTCGGGATATATTTTATCGTTTGAAGATGTGACTATGTACAAGATCGAGTACTCTTGGTATGGAGCTATTGGCGCTAAGTTCTATGCATATATTCCTTCTGGTAACGGAGAGGCTCGATGGGTACTTCTACATACGTTTGTCATCGAAAATGGTCTAGGTCAGCCAGTACTGGCAAATGCAGACTTTAAGTTTAAATACTTAGCGTATATTGATGACTCTAGAAATCTACAGTCTCCCATATATCTTTACAAATATGGTAGTAGTTACTACGTTGATGGAGGCGATGAAGGAACAATTAGGCTATCTACAACAACTACTCCCACAAAGAGTTTTCAAAACAGAACTCCTATATTGGGCATTCAGCCTAAAAACTTCATAAAAAGTTCTACTGGTGATGATGTAAGAAACTATAAGAAATCTTATCCAATGAGTGTATCTGTCGATACTACTACTCCTTGTAGAATAGATATTGAAGAAGTGATCGGTTCTCCTAATGGAGTACATTTCGTCTATGCTCCTTCAATAAAGCAAAACGGTAGGCATCCTAAAAGTAGAAACTTACGCATGAAGTTTTTGAATGACAGTAGTCTACAGATAGTTAATGGTAGTACCTACAACGCCAGCGGTATTGGAGACATATTTCCAACATCTATCCCCGGTTCAATTTCTGTATCAAACGCATCTGACACAGCCACGGCCGGTAAAAGCGAACTTTCGTTTTTTACGACCATATACGGTGGTGGATTGAGCATAGTGCTGAATGGTAGTGAGTATGAAATAGTTAAAGTAGATCAGAGTGATCCTAACGAAGATACTATGATTATTGATCCTCCATATAGCGGTCCAGAGTTAACGGATGTCCCTATAAACATATCGTATAGGCTAAATGCAAGTGATGATGGTGGACATATTATAGCAGATGGAGTTTACGGAGCATACGTTAATCCCTCTTACATATCTACGGGCAAAGCAACTAATATATTGAGGCGTGACAGTGAAGAGACTTTCTACACTCTAATATCAGGAACAATGAGAAAACTTCTAAGGACAGATGAATCAGTAATTGATCCTAGTAGTCTATATGAATTTAATGCGAAGTTAGTTAACTATAATGCAATTTTTGCTTCAGAGACTCCCATATATAGCAATAAATTTAAGATACACTTTTTAAATCCGGGCGCCAGAGATAAGATACAGACTATCGACTTCGGGGAGTCAGATCTCAGTGACGATAACTATAACGGAATTCCAACAGGAAAGCATTTTGCAGAGTTTTTGGTTACTGTATCTCCCGATAAGCCTATTGCTCCAGGAAGTAGTGATGATGATGATCAAGTAATGTTTGAACAAGAAGCGGGACAATATAGATATTTTAATAAGAATGATTATCCGTCTGTCGAATATTGTCATCAAGGAACTCAATTTAATCAGTTGAAGAAAGCTGAAGCCTATGAATGGGATCCTAGTTATGGTGATCAGATGTCCGTTGATCCTAGATTAGATAGACCTGATACTAGGGTACAAGGAGACGATAGTGGATATCAGTCAGCAGTACAGGGAGAAATAACCGTAAGTGCGTTTTTAATATCCGAAGTTGTTACCGAAGACACTGGGGAGTATACAGGATATAAGAAGATATATTTCGCTGAAGGTGTTAGAGGACCAAGTAACACGACTATCAAGTTTGACAGCCAAGGAAATCCTTTGTCTGAAGTAGGAACTAAATTTATAGGCACTGGTAAATTTTTCGAAACTGAAATATTTAGACCTCAAGGACAGAGAGCATACTTCTACACGTTAGCCGACAACGGTACGACTAATAGGACTGTCGATGCAGACATAGATGCCTCTGCTGACGAAGACGGTAACAAATACATACAAACTAAAAATTTAACTTTGACTGATGACTGGCAAGCAAGGTCTTTCGACGGTAATGGCGATGAAAAGCATCTAGATAACCAGTTCTCAGTATCCCAGGCAATTCGTTTTAATGATCAGCCTCTTTATCCGGTGTTTGCTTTGGGCGATATGGCCTCTGTTAATAGTATAGTTGTAGAAGAAATATCTGAAGATGGAACAGTTAAAACACATTGCCCTTCATTCATTACCGAATCCAATGATTATAATAGCTATGCGACAATTACAAATAGCGGAGGATCTAGTTCACTGTTCTCGCCTAATGCATTCAATTCCGATGAGAGGCTGTCTAGTTGTCAGTACGACATATCATCTTCGAATCCAGTTAGACCAGGAAATGTATTATTTTCTTTCTACGCTACTCCTGGAAATCCAGAAAGTATAGACTTATCAAACATATTCAATGTCGATAGAAAAGGTGTCTCCAGAGGATTGTTAAATAATAAAGCAATATTCTTTACTGCGACTTCTAATCAACCTAATGTTAACCCCGGTCAATTTACGGGTAATATAGAACTAACTGTGACTGTTAAGGAACAATAATGACAATTTATATAGGTCTTAATGTATCAAAAGGATTAGCTGATATTCAGGATCCTGTCGTAGCACTTCGTAATATGGGATTAGATCGAGATGACTTTGCACTGGTTTCAGGGCTAACGCAAGCAGGAACAGATGTAAACATTACCGACTTTCACTCTTCAGCTAACTTAACCGTAGACCAAGAAAAAGAACTATACGCTCTGAAAAGATCGGGAGATACTACTTTTGGTATTCTCTCCACTTTTGAAGACATCAGAGTACCCATGAACTTTAATATGAGTATTGATGGATCGAGACTCGTAGGTGGTTCAATAAGTTTTAAATATCTAGACTTTTCGCAAACTGAAACAGTAAACAGCGCAACGGTTTGGAAAGTTAAGGGCGCAGATATATCTACATCGAGAATATCCTCTTGGTCTCCAATAGGTCCAGCCGGAAACGAAGACTCGCATATTATGTATGGTGGTAGGGTTGAAGTAATTGGAGATCATTTGGTTTTTGAAGGGCTAGAGACTACTACTCCGCCTATTAGAAAAAGGTTTAGGGCAGAAGTATCTACTCACGCTTTAAAAATAAAAACTACTAATAGCACAGGAGTCGTATCATATAGAAACCTAATCGCTATGAAAGGTATACCACTAGTATTCAAATGTAATTTCTTAGAGGCAACTTTTTCTTCAAATATTATTAGCGGTGGTAGACAAGACAGTAGTGGCTCTACTATACCTATGACATGGCAGATAACTAATAAAGAGCCTGAAATAGGAACAGATACCAGACTATCTTGGAATACTGGAGATGGCACCGAAGAGTATCCTGGAAGTCTAGGACTAGGAACATATGCAACTCCTGGAGCATATAAGTTTACAGGAACAACGAGTAAGCAAAGAATAGTAGAGTTTTTCTATGATCCTGCATATATAGAATCTCTAGGTCTTCCTTATTCAGGCTTAACAGAGTGGACAAACGTAACCCTTCCAAACATCAAAAAAATTAATCTTGAAGGAAACGACATCAATCTTATGCCTGAGTTTAGAAGTGATGCAGACTTGGATCTTGTTGGTGTTGATGGGGGCGCAGGATTAGCTCCCAACTTAGTAGAAATCGTTATGACTGGTAATAATCTGACTAACTCCAAATTATTACTTAGAGGAAGATCCTCTGAGTTTTTGGGACTCACTGAGGCAGCAGGCAACTTGTTCACTGATGCAGAAGACGATGCTTGGTCGACCAATGCGGCAACAGCTAATGCACAGTTGAACAGACTTCCATTAACAATTGAAAATATCTTTGTTAATGGTTGTTTCCAAGATGATACTACTATAAATTTGTCTGACCATAAATCTCTGAAGAAATTAATTATGGTTGCAGATTATCAAGCAGATTTAAGTAGAAGACAGCCTAGACAAGCCTTATCTCCTATAGTGCATAATCCAGAAGTTACTTCTGGAGCAAAAGAGTTGTCTTCGGTCGCTAATGGCGTATCTAGTATGAATCTCTTTCTCCACTGGAAGTATGATCGTGTCGCTATGGCTTTCTATAATGGTCTGTATGGTGGAGCAAATGCCCCCAACGGCACACAGGCTTATGTTAAAGTCCAGTATCGAAATAAGCTATCTAGTCCATACACTAGAGGAACAATCTCATCGGGATTTACTGACGGAGAAGTGATTATATTCGAGAAGTCTAGTACAACTAGTGCTAACGCAGTGTTTTCTCAAATGAAAACAACTGGAGGAGCATTGAAATATGCTGATGCGGCAAACGCCGTTGGGGCCTATTCATTTACTAAGTGTGATTCAAGCGGAAACATAGTTTATGATGATTCATCATCAATTGAGGATTATAATATACATGAGCAACTGTACTCCGGATTAGATCGTGGTGTAATTAATGGTATTAGAACTCGAAGTGTTGATGTTAGATTCAATTCTTTGCTTACCAACTCTATGTATCGAGCCTTTGATCCGAATAATACCGCAGAAAGTTCAGCAGATGCGGCTATAGGTAGATTTAGAAGTAACAATCTACAGTATTTCTATAGCGAATCCAACCAGCATGATGTTGTTGATATGTCCGGGAAAACATCACTTCTGACTTATTGGCATCGAAGAGGTGTTTGTGATTCCAGATTTAGTGAAGCTGAAAGAACTATCGATGGAAAACTTGATGGCTGTACTAACCTTAGATATCTGAATATGTATCATCAGAGAAGAACAGCAGGCGACCTTAAGACTAATGGTGCGCTACAGAATAAATCTAAACTATGGTGGGTTGACTTTAGGTGGGGATGGGGTGCTACGGGAGCATACAGAGATGATCTTCTAACTGGGTCTGACAATGTAATGTATATGCTTACTGCAGGTTCCGCTTGGGGAGCATATACTAATGACTTCTTTGCAACACAAAATTCAGACTCTCTACATAGAGGAAAAGTTTTTGCAAATCAGACTAGACTTAGATATATTTACGCATATTATCACAGCAAATCGTCTGCTAGATTTGATAACCCAGATAACTCTGATTACAGCCTAGATTTATCCTCATCTAATCAGTTGTATGGTATGTATATGCCCAGAAATAATATTAGAGGTGCAGTCCCTAATCTTAGTTCTATAACTACTTTAAGATGGACCGATCTTCGTGAACAAAGGGCTCAGCAAACGATTAGGCACATACAAGCTGATGTTAAATATACAGTAAAACAAATATATGGTTCGAACAACGTACATAGAGCAAGTGCCGCACAGTGGGCTCAGATAGGATGGAATGGAGGTGGTACACCATCTGTTGGATCCGTATTTACTGCGAACTTTATTGATCCTACAGCGACAACACTAGATAGCGGTAAACAATATCAGATTAGACATCTCGGAACTATGCCTCAAGGATCGAGTGGCTGGCAAGCAATAGGTGCAGGCTCTAGTGCGTATGTGGGACAAGTGTTCACATCGAATGGAGCTAATCCTTCGGGACTAAGTGGCTTAACAGGCAAGTCTCAAGTAATGCCGTGGACTTTAGATAAAGTGGAATCTTTCGGTCTCGAAGGACAAGTGCCCACGCTAACTAATCCATATCTTTATTGGTTAAGATTAAATAATAATACACTTACAGGACAATTTCCAACATTTGATTGTCCGAGACTACATACTCTGTGGCTTAATGCAAATAAATTCTCAGGAAATATTCCTGACTTTAGTAGTTGTCCGAGAATGCGAATAGTTAGACTACAGCGTAATGAGTTAGAAGGATATATTCCTGGTTCACTTTCCACCAACTATAGTTTGAATAAGCTGAATCTAGACAACAATAAGTTGAGAGCAGGTATAGCAACAGACTTTATAGCAGATTTGTATGACAACTATATTAATAAGCCTAGAGGTGGAGTAAGTATTAGTGCGATTGGTCAATCACCCACAAGTGGAAGTGGTTTCTCTGAATCTGCTGTCAACAATGACGGCACAGAAGGAGACCTTTCTTCAGCAAATAAACTAGCGTTTTTGAGACAGAATGGCTGGACAGTAACTTTAGATACTTAATAAGAGAGAAGAGATGGCACAAGGGTTCGATAGAAAGCAAAATCTACAAGAAAGTTCGACTCAGATATCTGATAGAACTATTCTAGATAATTTGGGCGGTGAAAATATTTCAGCAGATATTCTCTTGTTCGATGGCAACTCTGCATTTAGAAGTAAACTCGTAAACAGCGAATATTTTCTTAGTCAAGAAGAGTTTGCTTTTGGAGAAGCAGGATTCATTGCAGGCAGAACATATTTTATCGATCAGCTAGGAAATGATCGAAACTGGACCGAATTAGCTGTTGACGGCAACATATTCACACATTCTCCTAGTGGCAGACCGAACGCATTCATTGCGAAAGACCCAGCGACTGTTGCCGCTTCTGTCTTCGAGACTGGTTCTGGTGGTGTTGCTAGAGAAATGGTAGTCAGACAAGACTTTAGAGTTTTCCAAGATTCTAATGCAGACGATGCCTGGACATTTGAAGCAATGGGCATCAACAAGGTAGGATTCACTAACGGAACACTTATATCTATAGATGGTGGCGATAGTTATCCTTATCTGGTGATAAATCATGATAGTGAAAATAAGTTTAGACTAGTAAGTAAATTTGCAAATGTGCCTTATAGTACTGTAGATATCATTAATCCTAATACGCTCGGCGATGTCGATAATTTAACTTTAACCAGAAGTGACACTATCACTGCTGAGAATTTAGATTTCATGTCAACTTCAAGGTTGATCACGAATGATGAAGCAGGCACCAGTGATCCTGAAAGTCAATCAGGAGCTGACGGTGAAGGTGGTGACGGAGGTATGCAACAGGATGACGGAAACTTCTTTTCTGCATTTAGTACATTCGATGCTATTGGCTATGTATCAAACTTAACTTCTCAGATCAAGTATAAGAAGACTAGAATACCCAGAACATATGAAGACACATTCTTTGATGAGAATGTTAGAATAGGTGGTAATATTAGGCTAACAAATCCTGATACCTTGGAGATCGGCTTTGCTAGAAATTTAGATACTTCTCTAGTTCTAAACGCTGAATATAAAATAACAACTAGAGGAGATGCGACTACTGCACAGCTTAATGCTATCTCAGGAGAAAGCAGATCCTCTTACGTTGAGGGAGAGACGTTTGTAGCGAAAACCAGTTCTACTGCAAGTGGAACGACAACAAGAGTGAAATCTAACAAGCCCCCAGGATTATTCATATATAATAGTTCATCCGGACAAGAAATTCGTGCTTTCTCTGGAACAGAACAGCCTTGGGAAGAACTAGCATCTGGAGATGCGAATCATCCGTCATATCTCACCGGAAGCGCCCTGAGAACGACAACACAAAAGATAGATATTAGACGAGAGCCTTTTTCTATTAAACCGATAAGTACCAATGCTCCCATTTTAAGCAAGGCCAACTGGAACTCTGGTACTGGAGATCACGACTTTCAAACTACAACTCCTACAGGATCTAATCCTGAATCGACAGCTACACACAAAATAGGTGTTACTGTCAATGGAGTACAGTACTATCTTCTAGTTGCTCTAGATTAAATACCTGTCAAGTTATCGTTAATAAGTGCTTTCCAAGTCTGTGTTACGCCTTCTGGTGTGATATATTTGATAGCTAAGTATCTATTAGGAACACTACTCAGGTTGCCCGCACTTTCTAGGGAAACTACGTCAGCAGAGGGAACTTCAATATGCATATTATCAAAAGCTATTTCTCTAGCTATTAAGTTTTTAAATGCTGTTGTGGTAATCAGTCCAGATTCTGTGCTTCCAAATGGAGGCGCAGTATTCAGAGGAATAACGCAATATTCTCTATTAAGATACTTTGCATTACCTGTGCCGTATGTATCAGGAACAGCAACTACTGTTGTACCTGCAGGTATTTCAGCATTTAGTGTTGTGCTTATTACTATATAGGATCCTGTGCCGTCTGTGCCTGTAGATTGAATTTTCGTAGAGCCGGTGATAGTGCTGTCTGAACTTTGATCGATAACGGGCGAAGATGGATCTGATCCTTGAAAATACACTATGTCATTTGTTATTACTCCGCTAGGCAAAGCAGTAACATATATTTTATTACCCGTTGAGTTGACTGCTACTTCTAATCCGTAAACACCACCACACTCTGAAGAGGCAGTCAAGTCTTTTAGTCCCATACCAGCATATGCCGCACATATACCTGAACCTAAAACAGAATTACCAGCATTATTAGGTAAGCCAGAAAATGCAGAGTTTGGTGATTGTGGGTGAGCAAGACACTCAAATCTCCATTCTTGACCGGCAACAACTTCAGAAACAACTTCAACTTTTAGAGGATGCTCTTGACTGTTACCTTCTGTACCACCAGCCGCGGCACCTGTAAATCTCACAAATCCCGCAACGTCACCTATTCCTATTATATCGGGAGAAACTTTCATCATAGAACTGATGTTCTGGTCATAGTTTAAAGGAAATATTCTTGCGGTTGTGCCTGTACTACCGTTAATTATATCATCCTTCTTAAATATTCCTAACAGACCTCGGTTCTTGACTACCTGTATATAATGATCTTGATCTCGAGGTATTCCTGTAGTCGATGAGTATTGTGTATCTACAAATACAGTGTAATCGTCTTCTTTTTCTAATATTTGAAAAGAGTATGCTCTAGAACTCGAACCACTATTCCATCTGTTAGTCGTATCGAAGTTTGTTATAACAACAATCCAATCTCCGACTTCTGCTTTTTGAAAAACCTTTGTTGTGCTTCTATCGCTCGTCTGCAACTTACCACTATTACTACTTTCGATTAATCTGACTTGAGTAGAATCACTCTTCTGAGGATATGCGGTATCTCCCGACTGACTAGGTGTAAAATATTTGAATATATCTTCAGTAAATTGAGGAGGCTTATAAGGAAAACTAACTCGGCCATCGACAGTCAACTTTTTAGTAGAGTCTTGCTTTAAAACGTGGGCCCTATTATCTCTGAAGTACGGAAATGTAAACTCTCCATTTACGTCTTGTGTGCCGTCGGACTGATAGAATACATCAAAAGATAATGCTCTAGAACTAGGCATATCATCATAAAATCTTTTTCTACCGTAACTTACATTTGCTACATCGGGTAATGGCCAGAAAGCAGTATATCTTACTCTTCTTCTTTTTCCTCTTGCAGGCGGAGTAAAGTATGTGGTAAACGTCTGAACAAAATCGCCATTTAGTGGTTGCCAATAAAATTCGACATACCTACCAGTGGTATCTGTTATTCCGGTATCTATATTTAAGAAGACGAAGTGATCGTATTCGTCATTGGTTGAGTTCCATACTCTTTCCCATCTTTCAACTTCTCCTTCTTGTCCGTCTAACTCGATCTTCATCTGAAGCATCACACGTCTCCAGTCCATCTCGTCAACAAACCTTATTCTAGTTGAACCATCTATAGTTTCTATAGTGACTTTATCATATGTCTCTACTTCACTTGATATAACTCCTCTCACCAGTGTCCAGTTGTCTTCGGATCCGTCATCAACAAGGTCTTCTTCAATAATAAAGTAAGCATTGGTATCAAAATCGAAGAAGTATCTACCGCTTTGATATCCTTCCCATCTTATTCCACCGAAAGTGTCCGGCAAATTGGGATGTATTTTGTCTGAAAAGTTAAATCTACCGTCTTCCCAGAAGTCTTGATTTTCTAATAGAGGCGTGTATGTTGACGGATCATCTTCACTTACCCAAAGGTGTCTTGCTGATAATTGACTGGGCGAATCAGTAGGATGACTTAATGCAGTCGGAACAGTTGTGTTTTTGACTTCTGCGCCAGAAGTAGATCCGCTACCCCAAGCTGTATATCCAGTCATAACGGCAACAAACATATCTCCTACAGCGTATGTGATTCCAGTAGTGCCTGCGATTTTATTCCATCCGCCAGCACTGGTAGGACTGACGTTACCCAAATCAAGGATTCTATATCTATTTCCTATAGTAACGTCTGCTGTACCCGGCTGAAGACCAAACTCCACTCCCGCTTGATCATATATATTCGATCTTAATCTATCTGATGAAATAATTGTTGCATTAGGACCAGTACCACCATCAATCCAAGGAGGATCTCCTAGTATCACTTTAAATCGATTGATATAGTCTTGAATGGTTATCGCAGGAGTAACATCTATTAGTGTATTCGTTACCGCTGTTGCCTGAGCAGTACTTCCTGCTAAGTCGAGCAAGCCTGTAGGTTGACCCTGATTATTGATATTTTTAGCCAAACCCTTCTGTGCAAGTCCAATCAAGGGAAACAAGTCTGCGGAACTAAAAGTTAATGGATCACCGTTCTCATCCAACTGAGTTGATAGATCATCGAGTATATTGTCTAATGCTGTGGTAGCATCATCCAGGTCAGCTAAGTTCTTATCTGCTCTTAATCCAAATTTTAGATACTTTCTATTTGCCATAGTTTGTCCAAGTTATTCATATGATGGTTATTCTGTTATTTATAAATAACTGTAGTATCTATTGGAGAAAAAACATGGCAATTAAAGCAAATATATCAATCGATCAGGGCGCAGACTTTACAGCAAATATTGACGTAAAGGCATCTGACGGTTCAACATTCAATCTACAAAACTACACTGCAAGAGCGCAGATGCGTAAAAACTACACAACAGACTCAGTGACTGCACAGTTTATCGCAACTCACAATGATGGAGGCGGGATAATTACGCTAAGACTACCTAGTTCGAATGTCGTAAATGAAGTGGGAGGAGTGACTCAAGTTGGGACAAATCACATAGAACCAGGCAGATATCTTTACGATGTAGAGATTTCATCAGATGCGAATCCTCCTGTTGTAACTCGTGTTGTGCAAGGCACTGTCACTGTAAGTGGCGGGATAACTAGATAACATGAGTGATGCCGATGAGCAAATCAAAGCAACAATTGTTGCTGATGGCAACTTAGGCGCAACGATTTCTACGCCATCTCAAGACCTTAAGGCCAATATTGATTCTCAGGGCAATCTAGTTGCAAATAGACTTTCTATAGGTCCAGATTCTATAATAGATAATCTAAGCAACGTCACCATGACATATCCTATAAAGGATAACTCATTCTTACAGTATAACCAAAGTCTTAATTCCTGGCACAACTCTGATGTGTCTATAGAGCAAACTATTGACGACAGAAAAACTGAAGTATATGAATTTAGAAAAAGATTAGGATACTTGAGTGATAATCATGGCCTCGGTCAAACGCTACAAACAACCAGTAGTATATTCAGCGCCAACGCCACGTCATATACTTTCTCTATTCCTCCGCCAAAAGTAGGATATGGTAAAAGACAAAAATTGAAACTAAGACTGGATTACACCTATAGTGGCTTTAGAAGTCATCCGGCTTATGGATTAAACCGTATAAGATACGAAGAAAACGTAAGCTATTCGGAAAGAAACACTTTACCTATTGCGTTATTGGTAGAAAGTGTTGCTACGGTTACTGGTGGTCCATTTACAGGACAAAAAGATTTTTATATTAGAGGAAATCACTTAGAAAAGTTAAACACTATTACTGGTAGAATATCTTTATCGTCCAATACAGGCTCTACCGTCAACCCTGTAACTGGAATAAGATTCCAAGGTCCATATGTCGCAGGTGTTGATCACTCTGACGAAGGTTACACCATAGTAACCGCAATAGACAATAACGGATTGGTGTCTGCCGGAGATAGGATATACTACAGCAACAATAACTTCGTAGATGGCAATTTTGTAGCATATTCAACTCCTATTCATAGAACTAGGTATCTTGATCTGAGTAGTAATGTATCCTCCCACACAAATGGCATGGATATTATTGAGTTAAGTGCTATTGGACAATTTACTAACGAGTATGAAGTTTTATTACCAGAGACTAATTTTAGTAGAGAAGTTGTAGTTAGGATTGCACAGATGTACAATACTAGTGACTATTGGCCTTCTGGGTCTCTTCAACTTTACTTACATGAAATATATGGAATAGTGGAGAACGTATAATGGCTACTTTTTACACACTAAGATATATTGACCAAAACGGAAATCAAAACTACTTTGATAGAAGAGAGGGCACGCAGAATATAAACGAGCGTTTAAGTCTTATTAGTACCACATTGAATGGTATAGGGGCTAACTATGATCAACACGGAGAAGAATATATTAGACAATATTCTCGCCAAAAGGCCATTATAGCGATGTCAATAAGTATTTACGAAGAAGGCGAAAACGGAACACAAGTAGTAGCAGGTCAACACACTGACGAGTACTTTTTAACAATAGATTTGATTCAAACAGTGATACAATTTTGGGACCCGGACAACCCTTTCGACCTGAGAGTGTTAGACAGAGTATAAATAGATAATATATCAACAATTTTAGGATATAAAAATGGCACAGCCTACAACTAAATCAGAATTTAAAGAATATTGCTTGAGGAAGCTCGGCAAACCTGTGATCGAGATCAATGTTGATCAAGACCAAGTAGAAGATCGTGTAGACGAAGCACTATCGTATTACCACGACTATCACTTTGATGGCACAGAAAAGACTTACATTAAGCATCAAGTAACAAACTCGTCTATAACTCTTTCGAGTCTAGAAGAGGGAGATTTTGAAGTAGGTGAGGTTATTTCCGAAAAAGGCAGAAATACTGCTTTCGTAGATGAAGCAAATTTAACGAATGTTGTGGCAACAAGCACAGCCGGTGATTTTATTTGTAGTAATGCAACCCTTATTCAGGGTTATAGAATTGTCGTTAGTGGTACAATCACTGGAGACGGTAACATTGCCGCTGGCACTTATTTAGTAGATGCTGTTAGTGGTGCACCTGGTTTTGTGACTGCATTTACGTTAAAACTGTTAGATGGAAGTCCAGTGAATACTCATGGTACTGGAGCGACTACAGGCGGAACATTCACTCCTCAGAGTAATACAGGAAGTCTAGGCGATGATACTGCTACAGCAACTATTATTGCGATAGACTCTACTAACAATAAACTATTTTTTAAGAAACCTAGTAGTGGAGTATTCACCGTAGGTAAGTTTGTGACTAGTCCTAAATTAGTTGCTACTTACGGAGAGAATTATGCAACATCAATCACTGCCATACACCAAGGCACTTATGAGTTAGAGTATATTGCACTAGATGATAGCGTTATAGGTGTAACAAACGTATTTAATCCGGAGTCTAATGTTTCTCTAGGAAGCGGCATATTTAGCGCAAAGTATCAATTTGTATTACACAACTTGCATGATATGATCAATGGTCCTCTTGCACATTTTCATATGTCGATGTCACACTTACAGCTTTTAGAAGAGATGCTTGTAGGTGCGGTACCTTTAAGATTTAATAGACATCAAAACAAATTAAATTTAGATATGGACTGGCAGAGTCTATCAGCAGGCAATTTCATTGTAGTAGAAGTATATGGAATAACTGATCCTACAACTTATGCTGACGTGTGGAAAGATCGTTGGTTACAGAATTACGCAACAGCAAAAATTAAATATCAATGGGGTTCTAACCTCACCAAGTTCAATGGTATGACACTCCCAGGCGGAGTACAGTTCAATGGAGAACAGATTTTAAGTGATGCAAGGGAAGAGATTCAAAGACTAGAAGAAGATATGGTCAATAGTTATTCTCTACCAGCATCTGATATGATAGGATAGAAACGTGGCTAAAAATTATTACTTTGATAACTTCGAAAACTCAATGGAGCAGTCGCTCATTGAGGATCTGGTCATCGAGTCCATAAAAATATACGGAATGGATGTCTGGTATATACCCAGAACGCTTGTTGCCAAAGACGATATTCTCAATGAAGACGATCTCTCTACATTCAATGAAGCATATATGGCTGAAATGTATGTGAAGAGTGTTGACGGCTTTGAAGGTGAAGGCGACTTCTTATCTAAGTTTGGCCTTGAGATTCGTGACTCTATCACAATGACAATCGCAAGAAGAACTTATGAGACAGAGGTTGGAGCATATCAGTCATCTGGCACGAGACCTTTAGAAGGCGATTTGATCTACTTACCCCTAAACAACAAGATATTTGAGATTCAGCACGTTGAGCATGAGTCCATATTCTATCAAATGGGATCACTTCAAACATATGATCTTCGTGCAGACTTGTTTGAATATAGCGGTGAAAGGTTCAGAACTGGTCAGCAATTCATCGATACATTATATAAAAACTTCGATACTTTTGTTCCAGCATTTGATGTGCAAGTAAGTAATGATGGTCTAGAGTTTGTAATTAAAGATAATTCATCATCTGACTTAGTATACTCTTCGCAACAGCTAGAACTTAAAGCCGGTGTAGAATATACTTTCGATCAAAGCCACATCTCTAATAGATACCTTTCTTCTAAGCTATCTTTCTATGAGAAAGGAACAACAACTGTAGCAGAAGGTGTTGTGACTTATAGCGATAGATATGGTAATGGTGGATATCAAGGAAATGGCGATCAAGAATATTATCCAGGCTATTCCGGCTCTTGTGTTAAATTTACACCTAGCGCCTCCGGCACATACGACTATAAGTCTTTAAATGTAGATGCCTTTATGGGAAATAAGATGTTCTACACTAATGACATAAATGCAGGCTTAACTCAAGGAATATGGACAAAAACAAATGTAGACGTTACTGCAACAAGCGTAGCGAGTCCTAGAGGAACTTTAGATGCCACAACAATACAATTCTTAGGAAATAGTGCGCCTGTGCTTACTCGTATATCGCAATCTATGTCCTCTTTACCGAATCCAGATGGCGTGATAATGAGTATATATGTTAAGAATGCTGATGCTGGTCTTAAACTACAAGCATATGGTCAAACTGGTGGCTCTATTGTCGAATCGCTTGATATTCCATCAAGTCCAGAGTGGCAGAGAGTTGCTGTATTCGCAAACACAAAAGACATCGGTAATGGACAAACCTCCAATCATTTTACAGATGGTCTACCTATCTTTAGAATCATTAGTGCTGATAACAATGTTGCTCGTAATATTACTATATGGGGTGCGATGACTGAGTTCAATGCTTATGCTCGATCAGCAATAGGACCATATCAACAAGTCGTATCAGCATGGGACCCAGATGGTGTTGCTCTAACCGGTAAAGACGTAATTGTTACTGACGGTCAAATTGACACTTTAGCAGACAATCAAGCGTTTGAAGACTTTGGAAATACGGATCTTGGAATAGGTCAAGATAATCTCATAGACTTTAGTCAAGTGAACCCCTTCGGAGAGGATGAATTTTAATGTTTGGTAATCATTTTTATCACGAATCTACAAGAAGGTATGTTGCGGTATTCGGCACACTTTTCAATGATATCGAAATTACGAGAAAGAATAATTCTGGTACATCTGTTCAGAAGATGAAGGTGCCTATAAATTATGCTCCAATGCAAAAGATATTGGCTAAACTAGAGCAAGATCCTAATCTTAACTCTCCATCTGCAATCACATTGCCCAGAATGTCGTTCGAAATAACCGGTATGAGTTACAGTGCAGAAAGAAAATTAACTAGTCTGACAAAACAAGTTAGAGGTCAGCCTACTGATGGGGGAAGTGTTAGAACAATGTTCACGCCTGCTCCGTATGACATCGAGTTTCAACTGAACATTATGACAAAATACAACGAAGACGGCATGAAGATAATCGAACAAATACTTCCATTCTTTAAGCCGGATTGTACTGTAGGTGTTCAGATGGTAGAAGATATGGGCTATGTTGATGTGCCCGTTGTGTTGAATAGCGTATCTCAGGAAGATTCATATGAAGCAGACTTTCAGACTAGAAGAGCATTAATTTGGACACTAAATTTCACAATGAAAGCATACTTCTTCTCACCACAACAAACTAAAAAGCAGATTAAATTTGTTGATGTTAACTTTTATTCTAGCCTCACACAAACGGGTGGTGTTGACGGAGAGCAGTTGAATATTTCGCCTTCTGTTCCTATAGCAATAAGTGAAATTACAGCAGGACAGCAATATCAAATATACGATATGGGTACTGTTGGCGGTATGTATTTAAACAACCCCGATCTATCCGCAGTTCAAGCGGCTTGGAATCTATTTGTGTCGGGTGATGCAACAACAGGTGTCACATATAAAGTTGGCGATACTTTCACAGCACCCGCAAATCCAAATACTAATCCACCTGCAGGCGCATCCGCAACACTAGCATATAATAAAATAGATCAAGATGATAACTGGAAAGCAATGACAATACTATCAGATGAGGAATCGAGTGTATAATGAATGATGAAATAGGTAAAAGTCTAGGACTTGAGCCTCTGGATGATGTAGTTGAAGGGAAAGTGATTGAAAGACAAGTAGTTCCCACTGACAACAAGATGGATAAAGATTATGAGTACGCTAGAAGTAACTTCTACAATGTAATCGAATCTGGTACAGAGGCGTTAGAGCAAATGCTCGATGTGGCAAAAGCATCAGAGCATCCGAGAGCATATGAAGTCGTTTCGACTATCATGAAGACTCTCGTAGATGCGAACAAAGATTTGGTCAAAATGTCTACAGACAAATTAAAGGTTGAAGGAGAGACCTCTTCTGAGTCTCCTAATGGATTGACCACTAATAACAACTTATTTGTTGGTTCGACAAATGAACTACAGCAGTTGTTAAAGGACATGAAAAATAACGATGGCTAATGTTCAGGATCGTGGCTACAATGGTAACGTCAACCTAAAGAGAAAGGGTACTCCTATCGAGTTTACTCAGGATATGGTTGGCGAGTTCATTAAGTGCGCTAACAATCCTACATACTTCTCTGAAAAATATATTCAGATTGTACACGTTGATAAAGGTCTCATTCCAATCAAGATGTATGATTATCAGAAAGAGATTGTCGAAAAGATAACTAATAATCGAAGAGTTGCAGTTGTAACATCACGACAAGCGGGTAAAACGACAACTGCTGTTGCTGTGATTCTACACTATGTTCTATTTAATGAACACAAAACTTCTGCTTTACTTGCTAACAAGGGTGATGCCGCTCGTGAAATACTTGATCGAATTAAGATTGCATATGAAGCATTGCCTAAATGGTTACAACAAGGCGTAATTGAATGGAACAAAGGTTCTGTTGAATTTGAGAATGGATGTAAGATTATTGCTGGCTCAACTTCATCAAGTGCGATTCGTGGTAAATCGATTTCGTTCTTGTATATTGATGAGACTGCTTTCGTAGAGAACTGGGATGAGTTCTTTGCATCGGTGTTTCCAACCATTTCATCCGGTGAGACTACGAAGATGTTGTATACATCAACACCAAATGGTTTGAATCACTTTTACAAAACCTGTCAAGGCGCAAAAGAAGATACTAATGGATTTGAGTATGTTGAAGTGCCGTGGCAAAAAGTGCCTGGTCGTGACGATGCTTGGAAACAAGAGACACTTGCGGCTATGGATTTCGACACTCAGAAGTTTAATCAAGAGTTTGAGTGTGGATTTTTAGGCTCCTCTGGTACGTTGATTGAAGGATCTAAACTTAAAACATTAGTGACAAAGACTCCCATAGCAGAAACAACACTTATGAAAGTGTACGAGAGACCAGTAGAAGGAAACATTTATTGCTGTGTCGTTGATGTTTCAAGAGGTAAAGGATTAGATTACTCGGCATTTCACATTATTGATGTGACAACTATGCCGTATAAACAAGTTTGTGTGTACAAAGACAACACAATTACGCCTATAGACTATGCTCAAGTAATACACCGAAGCATTAAGAGTTATAATGATGCGTACGTCTTAGTAGAAGTAAATGATATTGGCGAACAAGTAGCAGAGGTGCTACATTATGAATATGAGTGTGAAACTCTGATGTTCACGGAATCTGCAGGTCGATCTGGTAAAAGAATATCGACAGGATTCTCAAAGAACTCGGATAAAGGTATAAGAACAACAAAATCAGTTAAAACTATAGGCTGTAATATGCTTAAAATGCTCGTTGAGCAAGATCAACTGATTATAAACGATTTTCAAACAGTTAACGAACTATCTACATTCTCTCGTAGAGGTAATACTTATCAGGCTGAATCTGGTAAACATGACGACTTAGCAATGGGTCTTGTACTCTTTGCTTGGATGTCTGATCAAGGATTCTTCAAGGAAATCACAGATATAAATACTGTAGATAAACTACGTCAAAGAAATGAAGAAGAACTAATGGAAAGTTTATTGCCCATTGGATTTAATAATTATGAAAGTGACGAGCCTAGGCAAGTAGTAACAGTAGCAGACGGAGATGATTCCTGGTTGCACTAGATTACTATTATTATAAATATAGAGAATAATACAAAAGTTTGTAACTTACAAAATAAACAAGGAGAAATCAACAATGGCCTTTCAAACAAGTCCAGGCATTAACGTCAGCGAAGTTGACCTAACGAATGCTACTCCAGCGGTTGGAACAACCGAGGGTGCAATTGCAGGTGTATTTCGATGGGGTCCAACAAATGAAAGAGTGTTAATCTCTTCAGAACAACAACTAGTGGCTAGATTCGGTGCACCTTCTACAAGATTTACTGATTCCGCATACAGCACTCCATGGACAAACCATGAAACATTTTTAACTGCCGCAAACTTTTTGGGCTATAGCGATGCGCTATATGTCACAAGAGTAACTGATGGTGGTGCTATGAGTCAAGAAGCAAATACAGGATTTAGTGCAAAGTATGAGGGAGGTTTAGGTAACTGTATCGAAGTATCGTACTGCTTATCAAACGGCTTTACTGCAACATCTCCAGATAGTTCTACTGAAATCACAGTAGCTCCTAACACAAATACATTTACAGCAACTGGATTCACGACATCAACAACTGCAGGATCTATTCAAAAGGGTGATATTCTTACAGTTGGTGGTCAAGCACTAGAAGTTGCTGAAGCAGTAGTTAGTGATGGCGATGCAGATGCAGATAATGTGACCATTACAGAAAAAACATTTGAGTCAGACTCAGCGCCAGATAATTTAGTCTTAAATGGGATTGATACTGGTGTTAAATTACTTGACAGCACAGATGATTCAACTGCCTACTCGACTAACTACATTCAAGTAGGATCGGCTATTACAGGAGCGAAAAGAGGTGATCCTGTAACTTATGATACCCTGACTTCAGGTGAACTGAATAATGGTGGATTAATTGACAATAAAACCTATTTCTTAATTCCATTAGTAGTCAACCAAGTTGATATCACTAACGCTTCTTTGGGAGCTGATACTAACACTGACGATAAATTTATTATCGCCAACCATGGTTTAAGTAATAACGACTACATTCAGTATGTCCAAGGTGATGTTGCAATTAGTGGTCTTGTTGATGGCAATTACTACTATGTTGTAAATTCTACATCAGGAGACTTCCAAGTTTCTCAAACAAGAGGCGGTAGCAATATTGCTCTTCCTGATACAGACGATCAAGCAACTATTACTGGTGCTAAGTTCTTACATACTGGCGATCTTATTGCGGCAGAAGCCAATGTTGACACTCATGTTTATAGATTAGCGGCTTCTTACCAAGAGGCTCT